GAACATAATTTTTCCAATAGTAAAGTTGCCGACCTTCGTTGCGGTTAAGGTCAATCCCGTGCATCTTAATAATTTTTTGGTTGCGATATACTCGGCTACCCCAATCCTCGCTGTAGTAGAACCAATCAAGCTCGCTCTCGTGCTCGTCGTTTTCTTTTTTGCCGATGCGGATATTTTGAAATGGCAAATGGTAGATGCTCTCAAACGCTGTCTTATCTCTCGTTGGGATTGCCTCTGTGCTAAAGCCCCCAAATGTCCAAAAGTCATAGACCAATTTGTAGTAAAGCTCCGAGATGGTTTCAAATCTATTGACCATCACATTGCCCATTCCTTCAATCTCAACGCCATCTCCAAAGGACATTTCCACCAAAGAAGATAGGCAAGCGGAATATACTGGCGATGCGGTCTTTAACTGCAATAGAAATTGGGGGTAGTCGTTATTTATGTTGCCCCATTGAATCCAAGGTTTCGTCTTAATATCCACCTCAACATTCTCGCGCACATCTATTCGGTAGATGCGCTGGTCTATGTTGAAGGAATTAAAATGTAGATTAGTGTTTTTCTGCGAACCTTCTGGTTTGATAAAATCTTCCATATTCTATAAGTATCTTTACTGCGGCTAATTAATTACACGCCGTCTATTATTAATGGCGGACACCAATTAATTAAAGGTAGGTCTTTAACCCACAAAAAGTCAGGGTTAATTGTTTGCTGTATTTCCTCAACAGAAATTACCCAATTTTGCGCGCAATCTTCAACGGGGTTGTAATGTGATGATGGCGCATATTCTTGACCCCTTAATAGGTCTGCTTCTTGTTGAGTTATTATTGCTACTTGTTCCATTTTTTAATATACATTTCTACCAAGTGCAGTTTGATAGTCGTTTATAATAGTTGAGAATGAACTGACCTCACTTGCGGTCATTCCACTACCCATAAATGCGAATGCTTGCGTGTTGTCGCTGTAATATTGTGCTCCCGCATTTGAGTTCATAGCAAAAATAAACAAATCTTTATTTGCAACCTCCAAAGCTTGTGAATTGGTTTGGTTGGCAACACTTGTTCCGTTGCGATAAACATCCCTACGGGTAATCCCTGTTGAAGAACCAATAGTCATTCCTGATGCGCTTGCTTGAGAGGTTGTAGATGCCCTACCATTTGGGAAGTCCCCGTGGTCGAATAGCGTGTTATTTCCTACGCCACTTGCTCTTTTTGCTGCAAGTGTAAGCATATCACGAAGGTCAGGTAAACCTGCAGCTTCAAGACCCATATCATAAATCCTATCATTTGTGCCCTGTAAAGAGCAATATACCCCAAGAGATGCTGGATATGTTATAAAAACACTATAACCATTCAATCCACCATTAGCATAACCATTAGTTCCATTACCTTTAGCTCCTAAAGAATTGTGAGTAAATCCACCATTAAATGTTAAATTATAACTTGCTCTGGCATCTACTGCGTGTGCTGCGGCAACACCACCAACATAAGGATACATCGCATACAATTTATTCCACAAATTATTACTCATAATTTGCTGGAAGAATGTTCTTGTAGCACCCGATATTGTTGGGGTTATACCCGTTGCTCCTGCTTGGAGAATTTCCTCCAAATAAGCATTTGCTTCAGTAGTTCCCGATAGGTTTGTAGGCGTTGGCGTCGGAGTGGTAGTTGTAGTGTTTGTTGGAGTTTGCGTGTTTGTAGGTGTTGAAGTTTGAGTATTTGTTGGAGTTTGTGTAGGTGTTCCTGTTTGGGTTTGAGTTGGGGTGGCCGTTAAGGTCGTTGTTGTTGTAGGAGTTTGTGTTTGAGTTTGTGTTGGAGTTTGAGTTTGAGTTGGCGTAGCCGGTAAAGTGGTTGTAGTGGTAGGGGTTTGCGTAGGTGTTCCTGTTTGAGTTTGAGTTGGGGTAGCCGTTAAGGTCGTTGTGGTTGTAGGAGTTTGAGTATTTGTGGGTGTCTGCGTTGGAGTTCCTGTTTGCGTTATAGCTGGGGCACTTGAGCTTGGCGTAGGTGTCGGCGTAGGAGTTTTGGTAGTAGTTGGGGTTATAAAGCTCTGCGCGTAGTAAATTACATTTGGAACATCCAACAAAGTGTTGCCGGTATAGGTTATTTCTTCTTGACCGCGAGCAATAAACGCAAGCTCGTTGAATACCAAATTTGTGGTATTTTCAGGATTCAAGTTCCCACTTCCATAGGGTTGCTCCCAAATGGTTAGCCAATATTGGTTTTCATTATTGAGGTAGATATTACAATCTGTAGCACCCGTGGCAATTAAAGTTTGTGGAAGGCTCCGTAAGGTTCCAAATTGAAAAATTTTATATTTTGCGGCATAGGGGTTATTAATGGTATGGGTAATATCCTCGGGTATAAAATATACGCTATCCCTCCCCTGTGAATTTTCAAGTTTCCATAGGTAGGTTGGGTCAGCCAACGAGCTCCACTCGTTGATGCCCAACCAAACTTGGTTAATACTATTGTTTGTAAAATATACCATTTTCTATAAATACTTTATCGGCCTATTGTGTTGTTGAATGTTTTTATTGTCGCTAGATTCATAGTAAAAATTTTTTACAAATTATATTTGTTTGTCAAATATCCCTCTACTTGTGTAATTTCACCACCAGTTAAATCCCTGTTGTAAATACAAACTTCCCAAATAGTTCCAGCTAAAGATAAACTAGAACCAGTATTGCCTTCAAATAATCTATTTATTTCAAATGGGTCTATTGCCATAGCACCGGTAGCAACTTGAACCCCATTTTGTCTAATAATTGCTGTGGCAGTAAGTCGGTTATAAGTTAAATATTGTGATGTAGTTAAATTACTTCCACCCGTTAAAAGCCCAGGGTTTAGGTAAATAATAGGCCCAATCCCCACCGCAGTGTTGTATACACCTAAACCTTCACCTGCATTATTACCGATAAAATAATTGAGAATCTTCGGGGTATTGACTTTCAATACAACAAATACTGCAAAATTATTTAAATTTATCTGTGTAGCAATAGTCATTTGAGTATTCGGTTGAACTTGAGTGATACCGGTAATACCATTCAAAACATCGGTGCTTCTGTTAAATCTTGCAGGTGCGGCTGATGTCGCTGTATTGCCAGAAACAACATCAGCCCAAGACAAAATACCTCCACCCCCAAATACAACATTATCGGTGCTCTTCCACCACCCTATAAGACCAGTAATATCATCAGGTTCAAATGGTGCTGCCGATGGTGTCGGAGTTGGAGTTGGAGTTTGTGTAGTTGTGGTAGTCGGAGTTGGAGTTCGTGTAGTTGTGGTAGTCGGAGTTGGAGTTCGTGTAGTTGTGGGTGTATTTGTTGGGGTAGAAGTTGGTGCGGCAGTGATGCTTGGGGTTGGAGTAAAAGTAGGCGTTATTGATGGGCTTGGAGGTGGTGGCGTTGGGCTAGGATAAATAACAATATTGGGAACTAATCCCCCATAGTTATATTGCTGCTGCTCATCAACATAATTGGTAATTAAACTGGCAAAGGTGCGTTTGTAGTTTTTCATTAAATTAAAGCGTAGCGTATTAAAATTATTCCACTACCACCAGCACCAGAGTTCAAACCTCCATTGCCCGCAGAATTAGTCCCACCATTTCCGGTATTTGGACTAGCATTTATTCCATTGCCAAAAGTATTTCTACCATCTCCACCAATACAAAATGAAGAGCCAGCCCAAGATGTAAATTGACTATCTAAAACTGATGAACCACCATCTCCTGGCCCAACACCGATTATAAAATTACCTCCATTAGTTCCTTGACTTCCATAAATTGCAGATGCACCATTGAAAGCACATCCACTATCACTTCCACTTCCACCACCACCATTTGCGCCACTTAAAGCGGATACTTCAGTGCAGGGAACTATACTTGATATACCTGCTCCAGCACCTCCACCATAACTTGTTTGCCCGAATAAAGTTGTATTACCACCACTATTTCCTCGTTGATTTATTGATGTGGTTGCGTTTCCACCATTACCTATTACTGCGGAATAAGCCCCAACAGAAGCGGTGTAAGATGAAAAATATAAATAACCACCAGCACCACCGCCACCACCATAAGCACTACTTCTTCCGGAACCACCCGATGCTCCCCCACCGATAAGTGCTAATTCTACTAAACCACCTGTATAAACATCAATCGTAGTATTACCAGTAATAGTGTGTATTCTATAACCACCAATATCTTGAGTTGTTCCACCACTAATTACTACTTGTGGGATAGGACTTTTTGTTGGTGTTGGTGTGTTAGTTGGCGTCTGTGTAGCTGTAGAACTTTGAGTTGGCGTTGGAGTTTGTGTTTGAGTGCCAGTATTTGTTGGTGTGTTTGTTGGCGTGGCAGTCAAAGTTGTAGTGGGTGTGCTTGTATTAGTTGGTGTTTGAGTCGGTGTTGAAGTTAAGGTTGTTGTAGTTGTAGGGCTTGGAGTTTGCGTTTGTGTGCTAGTATTTGTAGGTGTCTGTGATGGTGTCTGCGTTTGGGTTTGAGTTGGGGTAGCCGTTAAGGTTGTTGTAGTTGTAGGGGTTTGAGTTTGTGTTGGCGTTGAAGTATTAGTAGGGGTATTTGATGGGGTTAAAGTTAAAGTTGAACTCGGGGTTTGCGTTTGTGTCGCAGTTTGAGTGTTCGTGGGAGTTTGGGTTTGGGTGGGGGTTTGCGTATTTGTCGGGGTTTGCGTTTGTGTTGGCGTTGGAGTGCTAGTTGAGCTACCTGTTGGTGTTGCCGTCAAAGTGGTAGTAGGAGTAGCCGTAGGGGTTTTCGTTTGAGTTTGTGTTGGTGTTGGTGTTGCCGTCAAAGTAGTAGTAGGAGTAGCCGTGGGGGTTCTCGTGGGAGTTGGGGTTACCCTTGTTGGGCTTGGCGTAGGAGTCGGCGTAGGGGTGCTATTCATCGTTGTTTGAAACACAGGATAAATTGGAACAAAACCACCATATTCATAAACATATTCTCCTTGAAAATATGTGCGCTCTAAACTTTTGAAACCAGGATTATATGCCATTTTCTATTCTATCGTGCAGCTCCTTTATAAGCGCATTAACATCAATATCCCCTTGTTGCCCAAAGTCATATTTACGCCTGACTATAAATACTCCATCCCTGGTGAATTCTACCCAAATGCTCACAATAGATTTTTGCAAATCTAACTCCAAAGTTGTAATCTCATAATCCGTAATATTAACATAAAGATTATCTTTGCGCAACTTAAAATTTTTACTTACCTTTAGCATAAAAAAAAAGGGGGCATCTAGCCCCCTTATAAAGTTAAATACTTTTTACTCGCGGTCAATAGTGATGTTTGAGTTTGCAGCAAGGAAAGCAGTTAATGTGGTCGTCACATCAATCTGCGGAACACTTATGACATTTGACGAAGTCAAAGTCAAAGTGAATAATTGTGAATCTCCCGGAAGGCTACCTGATGCCACGGAAGCGCTTTCAATATACATTCCAAGCGGAGATGCGAGGAAGTATTTATCGGTCTTAAGCTTTACGATAAAGTAAGATTCGGTATTTTGGACTATCTCTTGGTAAAGATTTGTTCCATCTTGACTTATACCAGGTATGGTAAAGATAAGTTGGGTTTGGTAATCAAAACCTAAACTCTCCAAATTCACGGTGACGCTCTCGTTGAGGGCCGCGCTTGAGTTTCTAACGACATCAATTTTCTTGAACTCGCATCCAGCGTTAGCGGTTAAGCCAGTAACCTCGCCGCCAGAGTTGAATGTAATTCCAGTTAATACTGATGTTGTGCCAGTGGTAGTTAAAGCCCATAGAGCTTCAATTCCGGGTATATTATTTACGCACGAATTAAGAACTAATCCGTTGGTAATTACGCAGTTATTTGCCATTTCTTAAATTTTTTATTTAATTTAGTTTATTTAGCGAGAACAACTTGAGAACCGAAGACGCAAGCGGCCCCAATTTTCGCCGCGAGCTTGAGGCGTTGCTCTTGAAAATCTTGGGAATACCACGCAATTGGGTTTTGGAAGTCCGAAAGTAAATCGGTGCCATACATAAAATTCTCCGGATTTGTCAAAACTGCCTTATTTACGCCATTAGGAATGTTTCCAAGCTCGGTTGAAATTGCGATAACATTTGTGAATGGAATGCGAACAGCCATCTCACCTGCGACATAAGTTTCAGGATTGAAGTGGAACAAGTTTTGGTTTCGTAGCGACAATTGAAGCGCTTGGAAGTCAGAGTGGTTTAAAGCCAGAATCGTGGTGACGGGCTTAAGTGGGTCAGGTAGAGCCGTAATGTAGCCATCTACGACGGTGGTCGCATTAGCCGCACTCATGGCGCTATAGGTGATATCAATTACTGAACCTGATAGGGTAGCGCCAGTTAGCTGCTCAATTAGACCTGAACATCCATCAACTGCGGTGGTAGCACCCCAAAATTGACGGGACATATAGACATTAGCTTTGCGGGAAATATCGTTCATGAAAGCCTCCTCCATTGGGATGTTGCTTTCAACATAACTGCCTGGTGCTAAACGGATTGAAAGGAGTGTGCGGTTGAGCTCATCATAACAGTAGTTTTTCTGAATATTTATTTGACATACCTTTAGCTCGACTTGCTCAAGCACAATTGTGCCGCCACTAAACGAACATGAAGTGCCTGGGAAAGCGATATTGTCAATCGACCCCGTATCAAAGATAGGAATTAATTCACCAAATTTAATGTTGGGCATAACACGATAGTAAGATGCCTCGGTAGTGTCCATAACAATCTTGTGCAAGAATAAATCTGCATTTGCATTGAGATAGTCCGACAGAGCCGTAGTGTCAAACCCCGTAAAGTCAAATTTTTTAAAATTTTTCATAATGTAATTTTTTTAGTTTTTTTAATGGTTTTGTTTCATAGCCTTCAAAATCTCGTAGCGATAGTCGCTAAAGTTTTGGGTAGCCATTTTATCTTGTTTAATAGGTTCGTGAGTTGCAGTTTTTTTGAACTCGTTGTAATCTTTTTTCAACGACTTCATTTCCTCTGCAATAACCTTTAGTTCTTCCACGATGGGGGTAAGCGCCTCAATAACGGCCTCAACAACATCGGGGCTCATAACATCAGAGACGCTATCTTCAACCTCAACGGCAATTTCTTCCATCATGACGGGTTTTGCTGCCTCAATAGCTTCTTTAATTTCAGTCAGCATTCCCTCTGCATCGGTTGTGAATACGCGACCATCTCCTAAATTATGAACGCCAGCGCCCACAATTGTAAAGGTTCCGTCTTCATTTCTGATGGAGATACTATCACCGACTAAAAAGTCGCCTTCAGTAGAGTTGGTAATTACCACTCCGCTATCAAGGGTTGCTTCTGCGAATGCGTGTTTTGAAAATTGGAATCCGACTAGGTCAGCAACTTTTTTCAATAACTCAATATTTTTCATAGTTCTTTTAGTAAAGTTTATTTAACATAAATAGATAACATAAATGTAAATTATCTATCTATCTTTTTTATTAGCTCCTCAAGTAAAAATACCCTTATAGCCGCGTCATAGTCCTCTTTGGACATTTCAGTTTTTTTCATATTTTCTGCCTTAATTTTCCCACATATTTTGGGGGCAGCAGTAGCACCATATCTTTCCGTCATATCACCGATACACTCCTCCCAAGGGTAGTCAGCAAAATCCTCTGTAAGGTCAGCAATAATCTCTAAATGGTTTAACATAAAAGAGGGGTCATGCTCCATTCCAAGGAGCTGGTCTATCTCCCCCAACAAATCTGTAAAGTCATCAACGAGCAGGATTGCTTGCTGCAAATCCTGACTCGTTGCTTTACCCCTACTTAATGCTTCATGCTCAATTTGAAATATAGCGTCTGCTTGAAGCGCCAATGACCTTATCATTCCTTGCTCATCTTCGGGGGGGTTCATCTGCATTAGATGCTCAAACAATTCTACAGCTCTTGGGCAGATAAAAAAGTATTCTGTCTGGTATCCAAAGACATCTAATTCAGTTGTGGAATTCATAACATCATCTGCCATATTCACGGGAATACAATTTGGGACTTGTCGGCCATCTTTGTTTTTTGTTCCATAAGCAACATAACCATCTTGACAGGGATTTTCATCTAACATTTTTGTGCCAACCTCGGCAAAATTCATAAAGTTAAAGGGGACTTCCTCAAACAAACCTTGAAGGGAAATACCTGCGGTTTCGTTGGATAGGACAAAATTCTCAAAGTGCTTGGTGTTAGCGAAATGGATTGTGGTAATCCAAGTGCCAGGTGCAAACTCCCTACCGAATATTTCATAGCTCTTATCCATCTTCGGGTCATCGCCAACAAGCCAGTTCTCGTAGGAATATACCTCGTTGCCCGAGAACACCTTATCGGTGTGTTCTATGTTAATTAGATTTTTTGGTTTAAGCTTACTTAACTTCATCAGCATTTTACGGATGGTGTCCCTGCTCATAAAAACATAATACGATGTATTGCTCTCGGGGTCGTATCTGTAAATCTTTTGGTCGGGCTGAAATACCACTGCCGTAATATCCCCCTTTAATTCATTCTTGCTGAACTCCACATTATCCTTTGTAGCTTTGTCAATTTGCCCCTCAAGGAATTTCATAGCCTCGTCGTAATTGCTTCTTGACAGACCCCATGCTGCCATCATAAGGGAACCGCAGCCATCTTCAAAATCTTTGCTTGAATCAAAATCTACCTTATGTCTTGAGCCGTAGGAATACATCCTCGTTAGAATATCAAGGGACGCATCATAGGAGGGGTCTGCCAAGTCATTAGCGCGACGCTTGCCGACGTCGGTTCCGCAATCTCCCCAACCATTTTCTTCAGCATAATTAACCGCTTGTTGTGCCACCTCACGGATGTAGTCAGGAACCTTGACAAAACTTTGCCTTACCTTAAATGTCTCAAGAACCTCTGCTGACCCTTCAAAATATTGCCCATAAATCTCCGCAGGCATATACCCCGAGCATCCGTAGTCATAGCTACACGCATTAATTTTCACCCTTGTTATTGCCTTTGCCGTTGGCTCGGCAAGCAAGGCTGCCTTGCGGGTTTTATACATAAACAAACCCATATGGAAATTAACAGGTTCCAAGTCATCGCTTGCGCTAAAGCCCGCAGGTCTGCGGTTCAGTTGAGAGGGGGGGACAATTTTAGCTTCTGCTTGAAATGGTCTGCCAGCCCCTCCTACATTTGTTCCCACACCAATAGCTGCCTGTGCTTTGACAGGAACTTTTGCTAATGCTTGGTCGTAGGTCATATCTTGGGGAACAGCAAACTCTATTTGAAACCAACGATGGCGACATAGTGCCCCCATCTTATATTCAAATGCATCAACCTGACCATTCATTTGAGCCCTTGGGACTAATTTAAAGCTATCTGGTGCGCTTGTTAGCTTGTTAGATAGGTTGATGATGTCTTGACGGGAGAAGACGCGTTGTGCGACAAGTAATTTTCTACACATCTCCCTTGAGGTTGAGATAAGGGGTGCTCCTAATCCTGTATCAACACCATAGATGTATCTTGTTATTACATCCCCATCTTGTTGGTCGCCAGAGAAAATATCAAACTTTTTAGGGTCGCTTGTAATGGGGGGTGCCGCAAAATCTTGTGCCGTAAGCACAAGCTTTGCAGGCCCTATCTTTGCACCAATTAGTAAGTCAGGATTTAGTTGCTCACCAAACTCCTCAAAATGCTTTAAAAGTTCATCAGGGATATCGTTTTCTACTTGGCAGTTATGGTCGGTTTG